CTCCCAATCAGAGGCTATCACTACTATCAGTAGTAGGTTGGCAGGTCTTAAAAAGGTTCGTTTTCATCTTCTGTCGGTTCTGGCCATTCGGTTTCGGTTGTTTTTTCACAGCCACAGTTGATGGCCCCATGCTGAGAACAAATGTCCTCCCAGCCGTGCCAACCAACATCGTCCGTAACGGAACTTTTAATTACTCCAGCACACATGCTTCCTATTTCCTTTCTCATCTTCTAATCCTGATCACTATGTTTAAGATTTGTCCGATGTGCGGCGTGATCGTCTACCCATTCTTGCCAATGTTCCGAGCAAGGATCGCAACGACATTCACCTATTGCGTAAGTAGCAAGAAAACCATGTTTAGTAAAATCTTCTTTTGTCCATTTGATGTATCCCCGATAAGGGCTTAGTTCTGGCATTTTAGTTTTCGCACCAATCGTTAGCAATGTGTGTTACTGGTCCCTGTGTTTCTATCCAGATACGGGCACCACAATGGTCGGGTGTCTGTGAATGAACAATCTCACAAGGACCATCAATCCTGACTCTTGTCAGGTGTGTCGAACCTTTGTATGTTCTGTCGATGATTGCAGGTTCACCCTTTTTCAGTTTCTGTTGATGAACGTGGATGATGTGTTTCATTTTATTTATTGAACAACTTGTTTGGGTTTCCATTCAAGCAAATGTTCTGCCGAAACAACCCTTGTTCGGCTCCCTTCTGATTCTGTGGCGGGATCTATGTAATGGGGTGTGCTTCCTAGTTCCCACGCCGTGTCGTAATCTAAATGACCTAAAATTTCCGCTTGGGTTAGTTCGGGTGTGGTAGTGCGGGCAACAAACAGGTGCAGGTCTTGTCCTAGTTGGTATTCCCTTACCGCAGCAGCGGTTTGGGTTCGTACACAACGAACTTCAATGTTGTAACCGACATCAGCGATCCTGCGTTTGAACCAATCGTGTTTGCTTTTTGGCCATACGCTTCCTGACCAATATCGATTAGTTCCTTTTGCTACTGCAAGTTCGCAAACGCACGCACGCTGTTGGGCTGTGCGGTCGTCTTCCATTCGTTTTTTATCGTAATGAGCAGCATCTTGCTTGCCCCAATTGGCGGTAAACCGCATGTTACCGACGTTCAGGGCGTGTACCCATTCCCATTCGTTGAGATCAATGATCATTGACATGACTCATGATGATCGGAGTGCCTTCTCCCACCCAAGCACCTGCGATGTTGTGGGACAGATGTTCCCACGCCTCATCTGGTTCCAGCCCGCTTTCGACTAGTTGATCAAAGATCAACATTTCGTCATAGATCAAAACCGGCGATTTGGAAAACTGATTCCCAACACCAATAATGCAATCATTGAAACCGTCGAACTTCAGGGCGTCAGGATTTAGATAATCAGTAACCTCGCTTAAGAACTGTTCTATACGTTCTTTAGGCGTGGTCGGTCCTTCGTCCGTATCCGGCCAATCGTCGTCCATCAGACGAGATTCAGAATGAGGTCCGCTGCTTTCACCTTCATGAGGTGCGACTTGTTACCGATCTGCATGGATGCAGCAGCATTCTTCTTCGCGTCATCGAACCAATGGTGGTCGTAGTACTCGCCTACGGCGTTGAACAGGCTCCAGCCGTTGTAACCGAACCCACTCGCATTCTTGTTGCTACCGTAAAGGCCGCGAATTGTAGACATGGTGGCGCTGCGGTTCTCTTTCTTGCGGTCGGTGTCTGCGTCCTTGTCAGGCCACAGGCCATTCAGAACCTTGTCGATCTTTAGACTGCCAGCAGGAATCGGAACGGACAACATTCTCTCAGCACTCATCCTGAAGGACTTGGCCCATTCGTTTGAAAGGCCAAGAACTTCGTTGGCTTCATCCAATGAACGCTCGTAATTGACTGTGTGTCGGGCGGTCAAGGTTGACTTAGCCGTCTCCTGAGCCATCCGAACCGTGTTCTTACACACTGCGCGAATATCGGTGCAGGAGTAGGTGATAGGACTGGTTCCGTCGTGGCTGGTGTGAACCACGAGGTAACGACCAATTTCATCAGATACGCCATTGGGGTCAAGGATCAAGGTTCCAAGGTCAATGGTGGCGAAGAACTCCCGACCGTCCTTAAGAACTCCGCAGGTGTCCATGATGGCATCTCCGTGAGATGCACCACAGACGTTCAATGCCTTGTCTAGGACTGTTGCATTCTGAACAACCCGATAACGATTCTTGACTGTTTCGAATGGAATACAGGAGCCATCTTCATTGATTCGTGCTGTGATGAATCGGTCCTCCATGAGCAGCAGGTCGCCGCCGGGGGATGTGTACTGCACCGGCAGCAAGGTCACTTCGTAGTTTGCCTTTGCCAACTGGAGCATTTCGGGTGCAGTCTGATAGCCGTCTACCGCTACACCTAACCTATGCCAAGGTGCTCCGCCCTGCTTGCGGTAGGCAAAACTCGCTTTTCCTTCTTTGATTTCTAGTTCATGAGACATTTTCGTCTTCAACCTCTCTTAGTATAGACCCCGAAGGGATTGAGATAATACTATCTCGGGAGATCCATCGACGCAAGGGGTATTGCGGAAAAACCTTTCCGAAGTTATTATGGAACCCATGGAGGAAGAGAAGCGAATCGTCCTTAACGACGATGAAATAGTTTTACATAGCCCCTATGACCCAAATGAAGTTCTAGCAATCAAGCAAATTCCGGGCGCTAGATGGGATCGTTTGAACAAGGCGTGGAGAACGCCTGTGTCCAGTCTCAAGCAAATCAAGGCTTACGCTGTTCAGTTTGATTACTGGCTTGATCCAGACTTGCGGACTTTGGATCTGCCGGATCATCCATACGAACAGCAAGGAATAGATCTATCGGGAGAAAGCCTTCACATCAGATTTGCTTACGATCCAGTAAAAGTTGCAGCAGTTAAACTGCTTGCTGGTTCTAGATGGGATGCAAAGAAAAAAGTTTGGATTGCACCTTTATCTAGTCTTTCTCAGGCTGTGGAATTTGCCGCCAATTTCAAATTGACTGTTCCTGAAGATCTTCAGTCTATGGAACTCAAGGTTATTGAGTCGCAGGCAGAAAAGATTGCGGCATCTCGTGCAACAGAAGCAGACATTGAAATTCCTGACCTGAAAGGAGAACTGCTTCCGTATCAGAAGGCTGGCGTTGAATACATCGTCAAGCACAGAAAGGTTTTCTTAGCAGACGAAATGGGTCTAGGAAAAACGCTGCAAGCATTGGCCAGTGTCCAATACGAAAATGCCTTCCCATGCCTGATCGTGTGTCCACCGAACTTGGCGTTGAACTGGGTGACAGAGATTGAAAAGTTCTTCCCTGCGAGAACATGGAAGCGAGTAGTGAATCGTTCTGACTTTCCAGAAGAAGATGCCGACTACACCATTGTCGGTTACTCAAACATCGACTTCCATCCGGAAGAGTTAAAGGGCTACACCTCTTACATATTCGATGAAAGTCATTATCTCAAGAACGGGAAAAGCAAGAGAACAAAACGTTCATTGAGTCTTGCCAAAACGGCTCCCAAGAATGGCTTTGTGATGTGTCTCACAGGGACGCCGATCACCAACAGGCCCGCCGAATACGGTCCCCAATTAGAAATTGTGGGACGGCTTAAGGAATTCGGAGGACTCTGGGCGTTTTATAGACGTTATTGCGGAGCGTTCAGGGACAGGTTCAATCAATGGCACATTGATGGAGCCAGCAATCTTGACGAACTCAATGATCGTCTCAGAGGTTCCTGTTATATCAGGCGAACCAAATCTCAGGTTCTTAAAGACCTTCCACCTATCCGTCATTCGGAATGGAAAATTGATCCAGATCCCAAATATCTAGCCGAATATGGTAAAGCAGAAGAAGACATTGCCAAGTTTGTTGCCGAACGCGCTGCTGAACTAGCGAAGGAATTGGGAAAAGATCCCAGAAGCGCAGCGGTGAAGGCGAAATTTGCAGCAGAAGCCCACGAGCATCTGATCAAATTGTCGGTTCTTAAGCGGATAGCAGCAAAATCCAAACTAAAGGCTGTAGATGAATGGGTAGAGAGTCGAATCAATGAAGGTCGCAAGGTCGTTCTTGCCGCTCATCACCGTGAAATCGTCAATTTGTTGGCTGATAAATACGGAGGGTTGAAGATCCAAGGCGGAATGAGTGCTGATGAGGTTCAATCAGCGAAAAAACGGTTCATGGAACAGAGCGCAGAGGAAGCGCCTGTCATTGTTTTGTCAATCCAAGCAGCGAAAACTGGACATACCCTTACGGCGGCAGAAGACATGCTTTTTGTAGAGCATCCTTGGACGCCCGCAGATGTTGATCAGGTCTCTGCGCGAATACACCGAATAGGAACTACGGGGTCTGTCCAAATAACACATGCCTTAGCAGCAGGAACCATTGATGAAGAGGTCTTTAAACTCATCAATTACAAGCGTGTAATAGTGGATGCTGCTACAGATGGAACTATGAGCGATGTAGAGGAAATAAATGTAGCAAGTCTTCTAGAGGACTTTCTGCCCTCGTAATGCACACCTAGTACAATTTCGTTTGTAACCCGAGGTTGGTTCCTTTCGGAACCTTGGCAGGCTAGGAGGTGGCACAATCCGCACGTTGGAAGTGGGCGGATAGGACGTTTCGTCCGTCCTCTTCCTGTGCAGATCTGGCGCTAATACGTCAGGGCATCGATCCTGACGTTGAAACAGTCGGCGGACGCCACCCAGCCATTCGACTCGTCAAGGTCGCCCTTCTTGATAGGGCGTGCTTCAGCGAAGAACAAGTCCTTGAACATCGCCCCGCAATACCAGCCCTGCGTCATGTCTTTCATGACCCGGACAAACGCATACACATCGCAGCCCTGCTTGGTGTTGGCCGCTGCAACTGAGCATTCATAATGGGGGCGTGGGGCAGACGTGGCCATCTTGGTTTTCACATCAACCCTGACACCGCTTCGCATGACAACGTCATAGTCGTAGGTGTTCTCATGGAGGCCCCCGACGATGCGTAAGAACACCAACTCTCCGAGGAACCCGTAAACCGTCCCCTCACCCTTCCGAATGGAATGACGGAGCAGGGGAACCTCGGCAGCCAGCCGTTCCGCCTCTTCGATCATGTGACCGTCGATGGGGACGCCGACGATGGTCACATCAGTTGTTGTGGTGATTGAGTTTTTTACCAGCCATGAGCCATGATTATGCAACTGTGTGCTCCAACTCCCTTAATGGCCCATGTCCGTTTGTCGTCATCGGTCCAGTCAAGCCATCCACCCTCCAAACCTTCATTCATGCCTTGGCAGACAAGAACACCATCTTGATGAACGGACACCAATGACAGGTTCGCTGTCGTCTCTTTGGCATCCCATAATGTTTCAGTGTAAGGAAAGACCTGACGTAGCAGTATCTCCAATGACCCTACATAACAGAGCCACGCATCAATCCACACATTGTCCGGAAGACCATCAGCAACGCCGTCTTTTTTGTAGTCAGGGACACCGTCGGGATAATTTTCGTCAACAACCAGCAAGCGTCCCTCTGAGCCTAAAACTCGTTCTACTTCCGACAAGAAACCATCCATCTCGTCTAATGGCACATGGTTCATTACATGAAATAACTGTATTTGATCGAAGGTGTCGTTTTCCCAAGGCAGCGGTTCTCCCCGCACAAGGGAAACATTTTTTCCTTCTAGGTGCCATTCCGAATCAAGGTCGGCGTTGACCCATCCTTCAGGGAAATGGTTTCCACAGCCAAGATTAAGTTTCATCAAGCATCAGGTGTTGGCGGTCTTTCTATTTGAAAATCGTCACTAGCGTTAGATTCTATGGGAATCCATGCCTTGTTGTAGTTGTGTTCTTTTACTTTTCGTTTTTTGATGAGGGTTCCGTCGATAAGAATGTCAAACTCATCTGGCGTCAGGTTGAGAGCATTCAAAATCTCTCGTTCGTCCATGGCAAGACTCAAAGAGCGAATCGCTTTGCTGAGCCTGTAAGGGATCACCTGCCCACGGGAACGATTGAGTTGTATGTGCAAAAGGATTGCTTCTACTTTATTGCAGTCTTTGAAAACAACTGGAATTTCAGACAGTTCTAGTTTGTGAGCAGCAACCCAACGAGCGTATCCATCAATAATTGTGCCGTCTTCCATGGCAATGATTGGATACATGATTCCAAATGTTCTGATTGATTCCATTAAGCCAGTTAAATCTGGTCGAAGAATATAGGTTGTTCTCCAGTGGGGAGTTTTAAGATTTTCTGGTTTAACTGTTGTTTTCATATCAAATCATCCACTTTGTCTAAGTCGTCCGCATCTTGCAGGGAAGCCAAGCGCATTCGATGTGCGCGAGTTTTAGGACCAACTGGCGATGGCGCTGAATGTCGGAATTCGTTGAGAAGCAAAGTGCGTATCAGGTGGTCTATCGGATAGCCGTAAGGATCGTTGTTTCTTTTTTTTCTGAATGCCGCAGCGAACTTCATTGCGTCTTTGTATTTGCCATCAGACAGCATGTTGTCGGCTATGCAGGCTCGCACTCCATCCCATTCTTTACTTGCATATGAAGCGATGAGTCGTTCCATGTCGAAGTCTTTCCACAAGTTTCTTTGCGCTTCGATATGAGGATACACACGACAAAGGTCGTCATAAAACTCTGGCTCCGTAGTGACGACATCGTTTAAGCGCCGGGCGGCTACAGAGTGAAGCGGAATACCAACTCTCGTGTTTGCACCTGACATGGCGGCATAGTCGTAATACTCACAATATGGAAAATCGCTATCTACAGAAACATATTTGAAAACATCGTCAGTGGTCCAATCGTAAATTGGTTTTATCAATCTCAGCGGTATCGCCTTGCTTAATCGATATGGACGATTGATGTAATTCTCATGGAGTTTTTGCACAACTGACCGATACCGAATCATGGACTCATTCGCTCTGATCCCGGTCAGGAAGGCGACCTGTCCCTCTTTCCCCTGCATGGTGTAGTAGTCCACAGGTTCAGGCACAACTTCACCACTTGTTAATCCAAAGTGTTCTGCGGTTATAGCCCATGGGGGCATATCTCTGACAAGGCGTCCTTCTGTCTTTCTTCGTTCAGACCAAAGAAGGACGTATTCACGCCTACCTAGAACCCAAACTTCTTGTCCCATGGGAAGGCAGTACCACTCCATGTCTACCCACGGGAGGTCTCTGACCCACTCCATGTAGCGGATTACGGACGGGGAGACCATCTCTTCGTCTCTGAAAATAACTTTGACTGGCCCCAAGTCGCGTTCTTCGTGGACTTCTTTAGCCAGCAGCAGAACAGCCGATGAGTCTTTGCCTCCGCTGAACTGAACGCAAACCGTGTCGAAAATGTCGTAAACGTGACGGAGTCGTTCTCGTGCCGCATCTAAGACGGTCATGTCTAGGAAGAGTCGTTTGCGTGGCACCTTTCGAAGATTAGTTGCATCTCGAACCAAATGTCGGTATGGTGCTTCTAAATCACCTTAGCGGGGATGGCAAGAAGGGTTGCTTCCTTCTAGAAGCCGTCAATGCCGAAGTCCGCTTGACTCTTCTTCGGCTCCTGTCTTTTGCGCTGTCCATCCGCGAGATTTGCGCTCCTCGCTAACTGAAGGTGATTTGATTATGAGCAATGAAGAACAGCCCTGCTGGTTTGATGTTGAGATCGTTGATGGCGAATTAAGCCAAGACTCAACCAACTACGGATGGGGATTTGAGTTAGCGGTAATGCGTCGGGATCATGAACTCACCATTTCGTCCATGGTCGCGTCGTGTGAAGTCGCTGACCTGACGACGGCTTGGCTGTCTCGCAATCGGTCTTGGGATTTCGGTGAGAATAACAGACCACCAGATCCTGACGTTTATGAAGAGTTAGAACGTCACGAAGAGAGCGTCTGGTGGCAGATGGCAACAGAGTTGGATGAGCGATTTGAGACTTTCCCTGAGTACATCGCAACACTTATAACTACTGCTGTTTTGGAATTAGCCGAAAAGGCCATGGCTCCCATCAGAACCATTAAGGAAGTGAGGGAGGAAGCCGGAAACGGCAGAATGAGGTGTCTTTCCAACCCTGAAAAGATTGAGGACGAGTTGAATCAGCGGGCTGATGAACTCTTTGCTCTGAAGGTACAGGAATATCAGGAAACAGGAGAGGAGGTGAACAACATGGACAACCAAACCCTTGACAAGACAGGCATGAGTCGTTTCAAGCACGGCACCCCAGAGCATCGGGCTGCATATGTTATTGAATACGATAACGCCAATCTCCGTCTAGAAGCACTCCAAGAAGAGATCCTAAATCTTACAAAGTGGATGAATCATTTGGCGGTGATGGGCGATGAGTACGACCTCATCACTCACGAGAATGAAGAGATAACTGATTGACGGTTAAGAAATGGAGGGGGCAGTTAGCGGAGCCTTGGGCATTTTGGAAGCGCATGACTCGGCGGCTCCCCCCTCCAAACCTTCATTCATGCCTTGGCAGACAAGAACACCATCATATTTGATTTCAATTAGTGTCTACTGCAACTAATAGATTTCGCACGATCGCGATCGCTATGAGCGTGCCGCGGTTATGGCGTCTATGAGTTCAGATTTCTTCATACTTGAGAAAGAGGCAATATTTAATTCAGATGCGATCTCTTTAAGTTCTGCGACTTTGAGATCGTTGAGATCCTCTGTGGCTGTTTCAACTGCAACTTCTGCTTCTACTTCAAATACTTCGACTTCACCAGAACCAGAAATACCTAAACGTTCGGGTGTGTCGTAGTTCTGTAGGCCATCATTGATCTTCGCCCAATTGAGGAAACCGGGAGTTTGAATCTCCGGAAATGACGGAAAAGCACTCCACCCAATAATTCCTTCAAACCGGTTGAGAGTATCAATACCAATCTTTTCACCCGGCTGTGATCTCCATGCAATAGCAGGGACACCCTCAATATCGCATAGGGCACGAAGTAATCGACCAGTGTTTACAGACTCTTCGTCCGTGAGGGTGAGTACTTCCGCTTTGCAAATCGCAACAAAAATACAACGTGATACTCGTTGTGGCATCGTCGGGTGAAAAGTACCTATTGCAGAAAATAGGGAATTAGACACCTTGTAAATGTTGTATCCAACTGGATCAATAACATAATGAGGACGATGCCCTCGTGGGTCTCTGTTGTATCCCCCGATGGCAACTAGGGCGTCAAGATGTTCTGTTGTCTCCAAAACGAGTTTCGGAAACACGGACGGCAGTTCTCCGCCCTGTTTATAGTCACCATCTGTGTGGTTTAAGACCTCTAGCATTAAATTAGTTTACATCAATAGATGCTCTAGAAGTCCAATTCCTCATCGAATGGGTCCGTTGCAGGTGCCTCAGGAGTCTTCATCGGCACGGTTGGACGACCAGAACTATCATCGTCGCGCTTTTCGCGCTTCACCCGGACGAGGCTTTCGATGTCTTCTACAGGAATCAGAACGTCCTGTGCGACCACCTGAGTAGCGTAACGCTTTTCTCCTGTGGTCTTATCGTCCCAAGAACGCTCTTCCAGATAGCCCTTGACTTCACAGCGCATACCCTTCTGAACAATCCCTGCGGTCATTTCAGCAAGGTCACCCCAGATCTGGATGTTGACAAACGATGTGTTTGTCTTTTCCCACTGGTTGTCCTTGCGTCGCCACCTCTCCACGGCCAGTCGCAACTTCAACATTGCGGTGCCACTGCTGGCGTACTTCAATTCAACGTCAATGACGTTGTTACCTTTAACCGTGATTTCTGCGCCCGAGCGTGCCATAATGATCTCCTAGTACAATTAGTTGTGTGCTCTAAGACGAAAAGTGTATCTTAGGTACGAGCCGAACACAAGGGGGAACAGATGCAAAAGCCAGATGACGCCATTCTCTTGATCCAAGAACATTTGATTAGTGTTTGCATGGATCTAGTCGAATATGGCGACGATGACGAAGAAGATGTGCGAACAGACTTTGAAGAACTGTTAATGATTCTCTTAGAATCTCTTCAACTAAAAGTTAGTGCAAGAAGTAAAACTAAAACCGGTAAAGAATTTACTTGTAAAATAACTATTCCTTAGGCGTAATATGGCTTTTAATAAAAGCATTAACTTGAGAAGCCGTCGTTGGCAACTCAGAATAATCATGATGAGATTTCAGGTATCGTAGAAACGAATACCAGTCGGACTGTTGCTCCGCATCATTAAATACCATCGTGTATTGAATAACTGTTCTGGCTCCAGCAGATCCGGTCACCGTAGCACCCTGCGTTACCAGCGACTTCATTGTGTCATCGTCCGCAACGCTGGGTGGAGGAACCTCCGGTTTTAGATCCACCAGACTCGGTGGGGTCCACCCCTCGTTGGAGGGTTCGGGAATGAGTGTTCTATCTGGAAGATCGATAGTTGCTATTTCGAAGTCGTCCCACCCAAGTTCTTCAAAAAACTGAGGCATGTCTTCTACTACTGAAAGCAGCATCTCGTGGAGGAGGTCCGTATCTTCCTCACCAAGATCTGAAGTTCGATTATCTGCAAGGGCAAAAGCGATCGCTTTATCGTGATCAAAAGGAACGTTCAACACTGCGATGTGCGTCCAACCAAGTTTTTTTGCTGCCTCTAGTTGGTGATTGCCAGCGATAACCGTTGAGCCACCGTCATCATCGGCAACGGCGACAATGGGTTTGACTTGACCGAATTCAGCGTATGACGCAGCGATGGCTTTCACATTCCCCTTGCGGGGGTTCTTGGGTAGCGTCTTCAGTTCGTCTACGGGGGTTAACAGATTCAGTAGGTCCGGACTCACGTTGTGATTCATGTTTGTGCTCTCACGTTAGCGGCAAGAGTTCTGAGAGAATCAAGGGAAGTTCTAATAGAGTTTAATTTTTCCTTCTTGGCTTTGAGAAGGGCGTCTGCCATTTTCACAGCGTATAGTTCGTCTGCAAGTTTGTAATCAGCCCACGACTCGCGCTCTTTGATGGAGCCTGTAGCGGCTAAATATTCTTTAGCCCAAGACCCCTTGAAGCGAGCCTCTTTCTTCGCTTGATCTATCGCTAAAACTTCAAAGGCTTCTGTGTGTTCCTCAAGGTCTTCCACCAGCCTGATAATACTTTCTTCAATGTCACCCTGCGTGATCGGGGATGTTCTCATATAAGCCCCTCCTCTTTCGCTATAACATTCAAACGTTCTGCCTCTTCTTCCCAATCAAACTTATCTATTGAGTTTCTTTTTGTAATGAGTTCATCAAATTTGTCGTCCCCAATTTTGTCAATAGTAAAAATCCCAAACTCCACAGGATTATCCGTAAAGAAACGGTGACAAGAAGCACACAAACAAAAAGCGTTTTCTAAATCAGTTCTGGTCCATGAGTATTTGCGGCTGATGATGTGAGCACATTGGAGAAAGGCTTGTTCCCCTGCTCCGCATTTCTCACAACTACCTTTCGACCTTGTAATAAGGGCGTGCAGTTTTGTCGCTTTGCCCTTGGCTCCCTTGCCGTAAATATTACTCATCGCACACTTTCTAGTATTTCCTCCAACCTTAGTGCGCCCTGCTTCACATCAAGGTTTCTTACTGCCTTGAGGTTCCTTTGCGCTTCTTCCATCCGAACCTCGGGATCGGAAAGAGATTTAAACGATTTCTCCCACTCAATGAACTTTTTAGCGATTCGACCCACGCCATATTCTTCCTTCAAGCGTTGATACTCAGGTGATTTGGATGCAACAAAAGGAATCCCCGCAGCGATGTATTCGAGAGGCTTGATCCACGACTTAGCGTGGTTAAAAGGAATGTCGTTAAGAGGACAAATGCCTATATCGAATGGAAGCATTTTTGGTAATTTGGTTGGCGAAACCATTGGGTACAAGTTCACACGTTCTTGAGTAATTCCGGTTTCACTCCAGAACGCAGGGTGGCCGGAATAAAACCCCGTATGGTGAAAAGAAAACTGATCTTCAGATAACTGTGAAAATACTTGTTTTACCTGTTGCAGATCTCCGCTTCTATGCCCGGTGGAACCGTGCCACCCAATAACAGTTTTCCCGTTATCCTCATGTTGTCGTGGGGTGTACGCGTCAAAGTCAACATGGTTTTCTAACAGGGCCACGTTCTTTGCACCTAGTTTATTTTTGGCTTTCTCTGCCAAGAACGGTGTAGAAACCACGACGATGTGCGAGCCAGCAATCACATCTCGATAATGGCTCGTGTTCTCTTCTTTATTGTTCTTGGGGTCGATTTTTCGTTTAGCCAGATGCGTATGATGGAGACCCCAATACCAGTCATCCAAATCATTGATAATTGTTTGACCGTTACTTATGGCAATCTTCATATTGTCTGGAACGGTATCGAACATCCAGCGTTGCATGTAAATAATTTCACAATCGAAGTGATGCTGTTTGTGAAAATCGGTAACGCCGAATATCCCTAAATCATTATTAAAAACCAGCACCCCGATAACGTGGTCTACGTTTAGATGTTTGGAATATTGCCCGATCCGAATCCATCCAGACCCGCCCATCGTTGGACTACCGTCCTCCTCAACAACAGAGTTGGACCAGTCTGCTGTAGCAAATCCAACTTTATAATCCATTCAGAAGATACTAGTCATTCCATTGCCCCAGTTTGCGGTCCATGTCTATAAAACCCCATTCGCCTGAGGTCGAAGACCATAGAGCCTTGTCTATGGGGGATGCTTCAAAATCGTTATCTATCATTAGGCGTTCATGCTCTTCGATCACGTTTGTGAGAAATTGAGCGAGAGAGATGTCTTCTTCTCCGCCTTCTGATCCTAGAGAGATCAGTTGTTCTGCTTCTGAAATCTTTTGCATTACATAGAAACGAAAACGACTGATTTTAGTTTTCTTTTCGTCATTCTGAATTTTGTATTCAGTGACCATGTGACTGGGGAGACTTTCGATGACCGTTACTTCGTCTTGGGTTAGATCACCGATTTGCTCATCAAGATTATTTATCAATTTAAACAAAGATTTTTTCCAGCGTTCTTGATTGCTTGGCAATCGAAGAAAGTCTGACTTTTCTGGACTCAAAAGATTTTTGACATCCTCAGATACCAACCGGTCAAAGGTAGAGTCATCCATTATGAAACCTCACGACCAAGCCGGACAGATTTTTTTGTAAGCGCACCAGTTGCAAAGAGGACCAGTTTTTGTTTGGAACACACCGCTCTCACAGCCTTTCGTAACGCCATCCCAAGTTTGTCTGATGATTTTTAACACCATGTCCCTGCGTTCAGGAGTAGGGGCATATTTTTTTCGTTCTTTGAATTTGACATACATTATTTCAGCATTGTCAACTTTTATATTATTCAATCTTTCTAGCATCTCTGCATAAAGAACGATTTGAAATACTTTATCGCCTTCATACTGTGGCTTAGAAACCTTTCCGCTTTTATAATCGGTAACGGTTATGGAGCCGTCTTCTTCCTCTGTCCAGCGATCGATGAACCCCACGAGAGGTACGTCATCAATCAGGGCGGAGAACTTGTCCTCTATCCCGCGAATCTTTACGGTCGTAGGGTCTTCCATAGAGAAGACATTCTCAACACACCACCAAGCGTTCCAACGAAAATCGTTAACAGATTTGATTTTGACATTGGCAGTTTCTTCTATGAACTTGTTTTCCCATAGTTCTCTGGCGATTCTTCTTGCCTCAGGAACCACCCGATTTTCAGGATCAAGTTTGTATAGGTCTTCCAGAATCTCGTGGACGAACGTGCCCAAAATCATTGCTTCGGTCGTTGGTTCAGGGATACGATCTATCCGAGAAAACCTAAACCTTAAAGGACATTGTTCGTAGGTCGAAATGCTGGAAGCGGACAGGTGGGTCGGTACTGTCAGCGCCGTCATTTGTTCTTGACCGGTTTCTCTTGTTTGAGGGGAATGGCCACCGGGTAGCCCCAAAGAAAGGAGAGGGTTTTATTTTTTTGTTTGGGCATCTTTTTTCTCCAGATCAGCAAGTTTTTGTTTTGCTTTATCTTCAGCCCGGACCTTCATCAAGTAACCACGGGTGAAACAATCGTTTCCTTGATTTTGAATTAATGCCATTAGAAGGTTTCCTCTTCTTCCTTTACATATTCTGCGTCTAAAGACAATCGAATAACTTCGACTTGACACTTACTGAAATCGGCAGCAGTCATGGATCGGCTTGGTTTCGCTTCCGTAAAGCCCTGTTCTTTGAACCAGCCACGGAAACTTTCTTTCTTGGCGTCGTCCAGAGATTTGAAGTTCTCAGCAAACACCTGCCACTGTTCTCCCTCTACCGAATAAGACTGTTCGACATCCAATGCCAACGCTTCTTCCTTGCGTGCAAGATGCAAAGCAATACCAAAACCTTGGCACGCTTTTTTGAAGGCATCAGATACGGCGGACTTAAAGTCATTACCTAAATCCATGACCCCGCCCGCCTTCATCATTTTGACCTTCGCCCCGCCATAAGCCTCTTTGACAGCGACCTGTCCATCAACGTTTGCCGTAACCCGGACGTGGGCGATAACGCTGTCCTTGTATTCTGGCTGGACATGACACTTGAGGATCTCGTAGTTCCAGTTGCCTGTTCCTAGAACCTTGTTGAGTCTGGCGATGTATTCGGCCACGGTCACATAATCGAAACTTCGTCCGCCGATTGTCCTTTGATAGATAAGTACTTCGTCAAAGGGTTCTGTTAGTTGGTCCGCTTGCGATTTCTCAGCCATCTTTTTGATTGCTCCTATAAATTAGGTTAGTTATCGGATCTAGCACTTCACAGTAATCGTCAGGATCAATTCCCAACTCTTTCAATGCGGTCACTCTCCAGTAAGAGGGGGACGCGTATTCAAGCAACTCTTGGATTTGTTCCTCAGCGGACTTGACTAGTTCGCCGGTATCCATGTCGATGCTGCGATCATGGATACGTTTAGCAACTTGTGACGCCAAACCTTTGTGGTCCCATTTTTTGCGAGGCTGACCAGTTTTGGTTTCCATCGAAAACTGTCGGGTTTGATAAGGGCTTTGATCCCATTCGGAACCTAAGAGAAGTTCTGTCGCTTCTTTTTGAAGCGAGGTCACATACTTCTTGGCTTCATTGAGTATGAACCCCAAATGGATCAGACGAACAGTCTGTTCGGGGTCATCGGCTGTTCGCTCATAATGAATAGCCGAATCAAGACGCTCTAGCGCCTCTTGCACTTCC